CTAGAAGGCGCGGAAGTTGGCTCTCGGTGTGACCGAGAGCGCCTCTCGCGTATGGCAATCGACCACCGTCAGGATCCGTAACGGACGCTCGTCGAACAGGCGATCAGACATGAAGTCCATGGCCCAGACCTCGTTGGGCCCCGCTATGGCCGGCCGCCCTTGCCGGTAGCGCCAGNGTAACGGACGCTCGTCGAACAGGCGATCAGACATGAAGTCCATGGCCCAGACCTCGTTGGGCCCCGCTATGGCCGGCCGCCCTTGCCGGTAGCGCCAGNCCCGTTTGCGCTTGGGCAGCTTGGGTCGGATCGACAGGCCCTCATCCTGGTAGATCCGGTAGGTGCGCTTGTGGTTTACGGCCCAGCCCTCCCGCCGCAACAGGATGTGCAGCCGTCGGTAGCCGTAGCGGACCCGTGCGGCAGCGAGCTGCTTCAGCCGCATCCGCAGTGCCACCTGCGGGTCAGAGCGCTTCCTGTAACGCTGGGACGAGCGACCGAAGCCGGTGGCCTGGCAGGCCCGTCGCTCGCTGACGTCATAGGCCACCTGCAGGTGACCGGCGACCACGCGGCGAGCGGCGGGCCTCACCACTTTCGCTTGAGCACATCCTGCAGCATGGAGCGATCCAGCGTCAGGTCGGCGACCCGTCGTTTGAGCTTGCTGTTCTCGTCCTCCAGCTGCTTGAGCCGTCGGATCTCCGGCACGCCCATGCCAACGAACTGCTTCTTCCAGCGGTAGAACGTCGGCTCGGACACGCCCATCTTCCGGCAGACCTCGTCCACCGTCGCACCGTTCTCCGCCTGCCGCAGGGCAAAGGCGATCTGCTCGTTCGTGAAGCGTTTGCGAGGCATGGCATCCACCCTCCTTCAGGGTTCAGGATGCCCGAAAAACTTGCGCTCGGCGCGGACCAGTTTGGTGGGTCAGGGTCAAACCATAGCAGACCGGCATGCCGGTCTGCCACATAGCGGACATCATGAGGGTCTGCTTGGGGTGGTGAGCAGTCATTGGGTTGCTGCCCGAAAGCCAACGTTCGGCTTTGCTCCCGTTGCCGCCGTTCAATCGGTTCGGACGACATCTCCGAACCAGATACTACAGCAGCCGAGCTTCACACGTTGGCGACGGCGGCGCCGGTTAGCCGCACCGGCGCCGAACCGCCGGCCAGACCGGTCCTAGCCGCGATGGATGGCCGGCCACACCTCCAACGCTCCACGGTAGATCATCAGAACCGCCTGCCCGCCGCCCCAGCCCTCGATGCCGACCATCCACCAAGCCATCTTGGATCACCTCAGCCGGGCACCGCCATGGCGATGCCCGCATTGTGATGCCGTCCTCCACCTCCCACCTTAAGATCAGTCTGCCAAAGTAGTGCTAGAGAGCGGCAGCTGAATGGCGCTCTCCGGCTACGGTGTTCTGCGGAGCTGCACGGCAGGCGAGAAGCGACCGTCAGCGTAGGGGGTTGCGATGAGTGCGCAGGCTGTCTTTGAGCCAGGGATGGTTCTTGTCTGGGCCGGTGTGCTGCTTTTCTTCGGTGGCATCCTGCTCACGGCCTTCACGGTGCTCTGGGGCGGACGCTTCAGAGCCAGGACCCGGACGGACAGCGCGGCTGGCTTCAGCTCTCGGGCGAACTGGCCCGGGCTGCTGATGCTGGCAACTGGCGTCCTCTGCTTCCTAGTTGCAGCTGCGTTCTGACGCTGACGTTCACCTCGCGCGAGGCGCGGCCGCGCTTGCAGTACCCTCGACCTCGCGAACGTGAGAAGGCGCGGTGATCGGTCCGCCTGAGGTTCACGGGCGTCGTTCACTGATAAGGCAGCCCGCATCATCAATGATGCCCTGCCAAACCGCCTCGCAGGTCCGAACCGTGACGCGCCAATACCCCTCATCAGTGCCCTGCCCAGCCTCGATGCGGCTGGTGACGAGCCCAAGACGCATCTCGTGCCGGAGGTGCGCGGCATTGATNCGTGACGCGCCAATACCCCTCATCAGTGCCCTGCCCAGCCTCGATGCGGCTGGTGACGAGCCCAAGACGCATCTCGTGCCGGAGGTGCGCGGCATTGATCCCGAGCTTGGAAGCAAGCTGCTCCGGATCAATCACCCAGTCGCCGCNCGTGTCGCGCTCGAAGTGCATGACTTGATTCCCTTCCAGCTCGGAAGCGGCGGAGGTTCAAGTCGTCNGNAGGCCCACTCCGCTGCAGCCCGCTCGGCTTGGACAGCTGCCTAGAGATCTCCGCTCTGCGTGCCATCGCCGTTGAGCGGAAGGTCATTGCCCTTCCGATATCGTTCNATGCCTCTCCAACGANTCGGCGGGGCTTNCTCCTGCGTCTTCGCTGGTGGCACAACCGAACCGGNCGTCAGGTCGTTGTCGGGGGCGACACCGTGCTGTCGCTCTCTCAACGAGTTGGAGAGCCCGTTCCGGCCCTCAAAGCCACCCGGATCCATTACAGGCGGGNGTCCTGCCGGGGCAGGAAGGCTCTGTGCGATCGCGGCGGGTGACACTAGGCCTAGGACTAANGCCGGGACGGCGTAAGCGATGTGGATGTTCATGGCGGCGTCCGATCAAATCGATACGGTCTCCGTCAAATAATTGCGGATCACTGCCGCAAATATTCGGGACCAATCATAACACGAAAATGGCTGCCTCTGAAAATCGTTCGCGGGAAGCCGCTAACCCGTCGTGCATCGGGTTGCGAACCGGATCGAATAACGCCTTCACCGGCCGTGTCACTCTCAGCTCCCGGCCACTCATCGGAGGCACGGGGAAAGGTCCGGAAGGCGTTTCCTTGCGACGGCTGCCTGAGCTGCAAGGGATGTCCGGTTCTGGGGTGCGAGTGCGGAAAGCAGGCCGGCGGCTGTCGGCCAGGCTCGGTCGTTCCGGGTCAAACAGACTGCCGGTAAGCAGACCTTCTGAACGCCCGAGAAGGGTCGGAAGCGGCTCCCTGCGATCAGATGCCAAGCGTCAGGTCTGAATCACCAGCATAGCCGCCGGGGTGACCGCGACGAAGCGGGGCGTCACGACCGATCCCGATCATGATGCGCCCGGTTCTCGATCGCCTGCTCACGCTCGATCAGGCCGAGGAGTTCGGTCTGCCGCTTCGTCTCCTCGCGGATGACGCGGACGCACTCCGCGATCCGGCCGGTGTCCTCGGTCTGCCGACGGGCGAGGTCGCGTAGCTCGCGCATCAGATCGACCGCCTCGCGGGGGCCCTGCAGGAAGGGCGGCGGCACGTCGGCGATGCCGACCGGCGCCGGCGGCGGGAGGTGGTCGCGATCGCCTTTCGCTCGCGTCACCATCCAGCCGATCAGCATCATGGTGCAGCCGCCGACGAAGATTTGAAGAAACTGCTGGGTCGCGATCACATCTTTGAGAAAGGTCAGCCAATCCATCAGCCCCTGACCTCTTCGAGTGCCGCCAGAGCCTTACCGATCCGGCTCTTGCGCGACACGCCGTCCAGCACGGCGATGTAGACGGAAATGGCCTCGAACCCGGCCAGCGTCCCGAACACCGGAATGACGAAGCTCGGGGCGTGCGCCACAGTGAAGGCATCATAGATCAAGGCCATCGCGAACTGGCCCATGATGAGGCAGCCGATGCCGGCGCCGACCGCCCGCGCATAGGCGCCCTTCGGCCCGACGCGGACGTTGTTGATGTAGCCGTTCAGGAATAGCGCCATGACGCGCACGCTGCCGGCGCAGCCGAAGATCAGCGCCATGTTGGCCTCGCTGAAGCCCATCTCGGCGATCGGCCTCAGCGCGTTGCGCTCCATGGTGTCGCCCGGCATGGCGAGTGTGAAGGCGATCAGCACCATCATCGTCGCCATGCACCACTCGAACAGGCGATAGGTGCTGTAGGGCCCGGCCGAGTGCATCGGCAGGAGCGGGCGGCGCGCGGCGCCGTTCGAACCGGGCATGCGCCCCTCCTGCTTATCGTCGGGTCATCTCGTCCATGCGGCGCAGCTCGTCGGCGTCCACCGTGCCGGCGGCGATCTGCTCCTGCGCCGGAACGAGCACGGCCGCCTCGCTGGAGTGGTCGTCGAGGTCGAGCTTGCGGAAGATCCGGGCCGCGATGCCGTCGGCGCCGCCAGCCGCCTTGATGACTGCGGGCGGCGCGGTGTCGATGACGTACTGCGTGCCCTTGGCGATGACCGGCACCGCGACATTGACCGAAAGCGTCTTGCCCTTGGCCGCGCCGTTCACCGCGTTGAGGCCGAAGCCGACACCCGCCTCGAGCATCATCTCGACGCGCCGCTGCGACAGGAATAGCGCTGCCCACGGGTAGACCTTGCGGATGGCCTGGATGATGTAGGCGGCGATGATCGGCAGGAGGATCGTCAGGATTGGCTCGCGCAGCGACACGGCCAGCGCAACGAGCCAGTCGCCCCAGGGCAGGATCACGGCCTTATCGCCGACGGTGGCGACCTCGGCGGCAAGGACGGGAGACGCGACACAGGCGAGCGCCAGCGCCGCGAGCAGAAGCACACGGTTCATGGTGGTGATCCTGATGGTGGGGATGCGCGGCGGGTCCGGCCGGCTCGGAAAAGAGTATTCAACCAGACGGTGATCTGCCTGCTTGAGCGTCGACGTACCGTTGATTACAGATCGGTTTCGCTGCGCTGATCCTGTCTGGCCAGCGGTTGGTGGGCCGCTAGACCCCCCGCTTAGCGGTCCACCATTCTCACGCTTCGCTCACACCCGAGCGCGCCCCGGCGATCGTCGTCGGCAGCGCGTGCGGCGCCGGCAGCGGCACGTCGGACGGCCAGCGATAGGCGACGATTTCCGAGCGCTTGAACGCGGCCACGTTGACCGCGTCGCTCTGATTGCCGCCGAGCAGGAACACCTGATCCTTGTTGGCGCCGACCACGAGGCCGGTGTGCCCTTGCCAGGACGAGTTGCCCCGCTTCTTCGTGGCGATGGCGCCAAGGGCAGGCGCTGGCAGGCCGATCCCCCAAGACTCGAACGAGCGGGCAGCGAGGCTGTGCGAGCCGCGGTGGCCGGCGCGCTCCAGCACGGCGTTGACGAAGGCGGCGCACCACGCCGTGCTATCGGTCTTGATGCCGGGGAAGCCCGCGTCAGCGAACAGCTTCACCACCTCGGGATTGTTCTTGGCGCCCGGCGTTTCCTTAAGGCCGTTCAGCGCTTCGGCCAGCACGAGCCAGCCCGGCTTCTCGGGTGCCTCACGCCGCTCGCTGATGTCGGCCTTCTGCAGGGCGGCCTGCGTCTTCGGCCCGGCGATGCCGTCGGCGACGAGCCCGGCCGAGCGCTGGAACGCGGTCACGGCGGCGATGGTGCGCGGCCCGGCATCGCCGTCCGCTCCCGAGGGCCCGAGGTCATACCCGCGCGCCAAGAGAGCGCGCTGGATTTCAGCGACGTTCATGGTGGTGTTCTCCGATGTGAAGGGGTCGTCTCAGGCTCGGGCCGGGTGGCGCGGCGAGCGGGTTAGGTCAGCGAACCGCGTAGTTGAGACCGTCGAGGCGGACGTAAGAGCCTGCGGCCTGCATACCTCTCACGTAGACGAAGCCTTCGACCGTGGCTTGGATAGTCACGTCATTGGCATCGCTGAACGCCACGATCGTGATGTTTCGGTTTGGTCTCAGGTTCGGCGGAAGCAGGTAAATCAAAGCCGCCGCCGATCTTGTGCCGGCTTTAAGCTGACCCGTGAGCGAGACTTGCACTCCCGTGGCGAGGCGCTGGACGTGGTAGGTCAGGGGATCAGTTGTGTCTTGTGACCAAGCATTTTGCGGGCCGTAGACGCCAGCGAGCGAAGTCGTCGGCAGCAGGCCGTCAATAACCTCCGGCGACATGGGCTCGATCATCAGGTCAAGCATTGCGTTTGCCGCCGCGAGACCCAAGACCTTGTAGCCGAAGGCGCTCGGGTGAACATTGTCTCGCAGCATCGGCTCCGCAAAGGCGTGAGCCGCGAAGTCGCCGGTTAGCGGACCCGTCACGTCGTTCATGTCGAGCACCTTGGCGCCCCGCGAAGCTGCGTACGCCGCAAGCATCATCTGCGTGCGTGACGGGGACATATTTCGGACGACATTGGCCCCACGCCCACCGGCTCGGGCTCGCGAGTACGATCCAAAAGGGATCATCACGAGAACCTTCAGGCTGTACGCAAACAGCATGTCCAGCATCGACTTGAAGTAACCGAAGGTGAAGTCGTCGGTTGACGCGTCTCCGGCAAAGTCGTTGGCGCCGACCATCACAGCCGCGTGGGTGGTTCCAGCAGGGATGCCCTTCGTTTCGAGCACCTGTTGCTGTTGAAACACCGCGTGCCCGCCCACGGCGTAGTTGTCGAGCCCGGTAATCCGAATGCCCCGGCACCCATCCAACGCTTCGACCATCACTTCCGGCCAACCGCCGTGAATGGTCTCGGTCAAAGAGTCGCCAATGCAAAGGATCTTGGCGAGAGCGCCGCCGGCCTCATTCGTTCTGGTAACGCGGTTGATCCAGCCCGCACCCGCGTCAATGACTTTGTTGCCATACCACATGGGCCCAGCCTCAATGATCTCGCCTTCTACGACGTAGGAGCCGAACGCCTTGTATCCGTTGATGAGGATGGCGAAGCTCTTGTTGTTGTAGATGCGAACACCCCAGTAAGCCTTACCTGGGGCAAACAAGGTGTCGGTGGAGAGGCCGGGCCAAACGTTGTTGGTTGTGCTTACGTTGGCCTGCCCCTTTATCTTTTTTGTGAGGGTAGCGCCACTGGTTGCCCTGGTAAAAAAGATATAATAACCGGCCGTTGTATGAACGAAAACCCCGCTTAGGTAGTCCCCCGGATAATTTCCAGGGCCCTTTGCCCAGCGTATGTCCTGGCCTCCCCGAACGGGGACCAAGCTGGCGTAAACCGTGTTATTTGCCGTCAGGCCGTAGACCACATCTCGATCCGTTACGGTCTTGGGAACGGCGGCCACCATGTTGTCGGTGTTAGTAGCCACAGAGATGTGGCGCATCGTTCTGGGATCGATCATCTCGTATCGATCCCGGTTGATGTCGCCAGCCTCGGGCCACACCACCTTCTCGCGCCGAGGCCGAGCAAAGTCGGGGGTCAGCTCGTAGACATAACTCACCGTGTCGCCGTCGCCGATGCGAAGGTTCATCGGCAGCGCGCGGGTAGTGCGGAAGGTCGGCGAGAAGTCGGCGCCCAGAAACGACGTGATAGCTGTACCTGGGGCGGGATCAACCGTCGCTCCCGCAAGCAGCACCGGGCTCGCAAATCGATAGTTGCCGATCGATGTCTTAGGCAGAGCGATGGGCACACCAAGCGCCTTGGCGGCATTCCAAGACGCGTCGTTCGCCCCAGAGCCGTTATCGACGCCGCCGGCCTGCTGCGGACAAACGGTGGGGCTGATGAGCTGCCAGTAAGCACCATCTGCCGATCGGAACCAAAGTGATTTTGGCGGCTGGGAGCCGACCTTACGATACAACGCGGCGCCCTGATCGCCGGCGCTCGCGTAGCCCGCTACCCGCACGAACAGCTTCGCGGCCGGGATGCTGGCGGCCGTGGCTGCGGTGACGGTGGGATATTCCACAACTTGGTTCGGCTGAGCGCCGCCTGCCGCTGCGTGATCTGCGCCATCAGCGCGGCGATGACTGGCAGCGCCGACGAGAACAGGTCGGGGATCTGCAGGAGCGGCGGAACGCCGTCCTCGGTGGTTGTGTAAACCTCGGCGGCGTCCATCACGCCCGTGAGGTGGATGTGCTCGCCGTCCTGATCCGGGTCGCCGTCGGTGATGAGCACCGGGAAGCTGCGGGGCTGACCGGGCGAAAAGGCGAGCCATGCCGGCTCCTGCGTATTGGTGCGCCCCACTGCGTCCGCGAGCGTCACGCCGCCCACCTCGGACACGCTGACGATGGCTTCGGCGTCGTTGGCACCGCGCGTCACCCGCACCGGTCCCCACGGGCTGCCATCACGGCGGCGGATCTCGACGTAGTGGTTGCCGCTCGCGGCCCATTCCGGTGCCGGGTCGAGCACGAGGCGGCGCGTGGACGGGGTGAAGCTCAGAACCTCACAGGACTGGCCCCAGGTTTCCGGCTCCTCCGTGGTGATCCGCACGAGGTCGCCACGCTTCAGCAGCCGCCCTTCCATGCGGGCGGTCCACGACACGGTGATGCGGCGATACTGGCTCTCGGCGGCCATCATGCGGACCATGCCGGCGGCCTGCTTGCGATTGACCACGCCTTCCAACTGCACGCGGGCTGGCTTCAGCAGCGTGACACCGTCCGGCGCGGATGACACCTCGGCGAGCCGCCAGGTGGTCTCGTCCACGTACTCGCCGACCATGCCGTCGGCCCACGCCTCGTCCGAGAGCGCGTAGTCGATCTCCAGCGTGTCGCGCACGATGTCGTTGTCGGTGAAGAGCATGCGCGGCAGCACGCGCGGCTCGTCCCGCGTGATAGTGAGCTTGTCGCCCACCGGGGCCGGGAAGGCGCGGCCGGCCTTCAGCACCGTCTCAAGCACGTCGTCGAGGTTCTGCACCTCGGTGAAGCGATGGTCGAAGGTGTGGCCCAGCGCATCCCAAAGCGTGGCGTGGCGCACGAAGCTCTGGAAGTCGATGTCGGAGATGCTGAGGCCCGCGGCGTAGTCGCTGTTGCGCCACCAATCGAGAGCGGCCCAGGCGATAGAGCGCGTCGGCTCCTCCACGAACTGATCGTCGCGCCAGACCGGAAGGATGCGGGTGCCGATGACGCGCAGCTGCCCGCCAGAGACGCCGGAGAGCTGCTTTGAGGCGACGCCCTTGACCGCCAGCGTCATGACCCGCGGGAAGGCCTGCGGCCCCTCGATATGCGCGCGGGCGGCCGTCCACGTCACGTCGTCGGTGCCACCGACCTTCTCCAGTTGGCTGTCGTTGACGCTCGGGTTCACCCGGCGCCCGCGGACCTCGTACCGGGCCGGTTCCACGATCCGGCGCACTGTCATCCGGATCTGGCTCTGCTTCGCCTGCTGGTAGGGATCGCTGACGATCGTCGTCCATCCGGTGATCGGCGCACCGGCGTCATCGACCTGCCGCGCCTGGATCTCGACATGCGTGGTTGCGGCGAGCGTCCGGTCCTTGAAGGTGACGTAGGCGCCGCCCGGCCAAACGAGGTCGAAGATCAGCTCCTTGGCCCGCGTGCCAACGGCGTTGATGATGTAGCCGGGCGTGTAGGTCTGCTGCAGCTCGGCGCCGCTCAACTCGTCGGCCGTGACCACGTTGACCGGATAGAGCGTGACCTGCTCGCCCGGCTCGACGATCTGAAGCTCGATGCCGGGATAGTCGGGGCTCGGGCCGCTCTCGTAGTGCCAGATCGGGGTGTCACCGATCAGCACCTGCTCCACCCGCATCCGGCCGCATGTCAGCGCGTAGAGCGCATAGTCGGTCATCGAGTCGCCGGCATACTCGCTGTAGGTCGGCGCGGCGTAATCGGGGGCGAACTTGCGGCGGCCGTTCAACACCGGGATCGGCTGCATCGGCCGGGCGGCGTTGCCCTGCAGGCCGAACGAGTAGAGCGCGTCGCTGCTGTTGGTCTTGCCGCCGGATTTCGGGCTCAGGAAGTGCGAGACGGCGAGCGCGCCCGCGCCGACGATGACGGCCGATGCGAGCTTGCCGGCAAAGGTGAGGGCGGAGGCCGTGCCGAGCGCTGCGGTGCCCAGTGCGCTGCCGATGGCGCCGACGGCGTAGGGCGCCACCGCGGTGAGCGCGACAAGGGCGACGACGGACAGGATGCTCTTACCGGTCGAGCCGCCGCTCGATCCGCCACCAAGCGGCCGGCTGACGAACTCGACGTTGTCGTTGACGGCGAGCGCGCGTGTCCCCCACTCGGCCCGAGCGTAGAACTCACCGTTGATCCGGCAGACCGTCGGCAGGTCGAACCGCCACGCGACGCGCGCGAGGTAGGCGGCTACGGTCTCGCCCATGACAGCCCGTGCCTCGGCGATCGGCAGCACATGGGCGCTGCTCTCGCAAAGCGAAGGGTCCGCCGGGTCGAAGACTTGGAGGTTATGCCGGACGGCGATGTGCATGGGGTCAGGCGCGCCTGAAGATCCGCAGGTAGTGGAAGCCGATCGCCCGCAGCGACGGCAGGTCGTCCGCGACCACGCCGTTCTGCTCGTCGATGTGCAGCACCACGCCGGCCGTCGCGGGCACGACGTAGGTGCCGAGGTGGAAATCGCGTTTGGCGACGTTGCCCATCAGTACGAGGTCGCCGTCTTGGGCATCGTGCTCGGGGATCTCGCGCCAGTTCTGCCTCTCGGCGTGGCCCAGCATCGCCTCAGCCTGCTGCCGCGTCGTCGCCGCCACGAAGGGCAGTTCCGGCATGGGCACGTCGTAGAGGCTTGCCTGGATGTGCCGGGCGAGGCTGTAGCAGTCGAAGGCGTCCGGGCCTGTCGCGCCGATCCGGTAAGGCCGGCCGATCAGGTCCGAGAGGAAGGCGATGCGGTCGGTCATGCGCACTCGCGAGATACGGGTTGAAGGCCTTGTGCGGCACATCCAGCACGGTCACCATCGCGAGACGAAGCCGATGGGTAAGACGATGGCCGAGATGATCTTAGATACGCTGACGTTGGATTTGCTGCGGGACAGCGCTGCAGTTGTTCTTTTCAGAACCAACGACGAATACGTTCCAGGCAAGTTGCGACACACGGAAGTAAGGATTCAGGTGCCTATAGGGGCGCCCGGCGATCAAACCGAAGCCGACCTGAGACAGGTAGGGATCGGAGCCGCTAAGGCCGCGCTTCGCGAAGCGCTTGAGACGCTCGAAAGCCTCAGTCCCGAGCAGCAGCGACAGGATTGAGCGGCAAGGTGCTTAAGCTCTCGTCCTCACGGCGAGGACGGATGCGGTCCGGAGAGCCTTATGCGGCGCACCCGGCCCGTTCACCATTGGAGGTGCGAGTCAGCCGATGGAAACCCTGATTGTGTCTAACCATACAAAAGATTTGGTTACTGCATCTTCCGCCGCAGAAATGTCGAATCACGTGCATTAACCCAGAATTAGGAGCGCGATAATTAATTGGGCAAAACCTCATTGCGTGCCGACCATGCCTGATATCCAGAATCGCGCCTCCGAGCGGACAGATGTGAATTGGATTTCGATTATACGGCTGCCAAGCGGGACAGAGGTGCCTTGCTCAATAAAGGATGTTTCCTCATCAGGCATGAAAGTAGCACTGCCTTCCGACGTGTCCATACCTGATACATTCAATATTAGAGTCGTAGGCCGGGATCTGATATTCAACGTTCAACAGGCTTGGCGGCGCGGCCACCTCGTTGGGCTAACAATATTGAAAATCGGCAAGCTTCCTGCGCCGAAGCAGGCGGCATCTAACGAGGACGCAGCGAGCTCGGCTCCGGCTGACTACAATCGCATTGGCGCACGTCGGAGCTACCGCTCACGCGATTAGCGCATACAATCATCATCGCGTCTCTGCTCGGGCGGGGATCCATTGCGTCGGCCGCCAGCGGCGGGCGCGGTGAGTTCAAGCGGCGGGTCGAGGCTACGCCCCTGCCGCCACCATCAGCGCCGGGAAGCGCTGGCTGTCGAAGATTTCTCTCATCACGCGGAGCTTCGTCGGATCGGCCATGGTGAGGGTGCCGTCGAGCCGGGCGCCCTTGCGCTTCACGCTGCGCAGGAGGAGCCGAAAGGGCCCATGCCCGACCGTGTCCGGATCGCTGGCGAGGTATCCGCGGAAGATCACCACCACGCTCTCGTTCAGCTTGGTCGCGGGCTCGAGGTAGCGGGCCACCTCCCGGTTCACGTTATCGATCCAGATCGGAGCCTCGACGCCGAGCTTGCCGATGCGCGGGTACTCGATGCCGAAGGGCACCGCCTTGAACAGCACGCGCTGAACCGCGTTGAGGGGGGCGCCCTGATCAAGGCGGAAGGTCTGATCCTCGGTGTTCATCACGGCCCGGATGGGAGCCGGCTGGCCGTTCTCGACGAACTGTGAGTGCAGCAGCTCAAGGGTGACCAGCATCCGCTGCGACACGTCCACGGTTGCTGCGGCCTCCGCCCAGGCAGGGGTTGCTGCAATCGGCACGGGTTAGAGATTCCGAACGTCGAGGACACAGGAGACGAGGGTGCGGTCGAAACCGAGCTTGCGTTCGCTGATGCCGCCCGCCCCCTCACGGATCATCACCGTGCGGGTCTGGTAGGCCTGAGCCGACTCGATCCACAGCTGGAGCGTGAACTCCGCAGCGCCTTCGCCGAGAGTGCTGGCGATGAAATTGCGGAAGACGCCGAGTTCGGCAGCCTTGAACTCCCACCCGTAGGCGACCGTGAGTGCGCATGGTCAGTGCTCCAATGTTGCGCCGGAAGGGATGAGACGGGCTGCGGCGCGCTCCGCAGCGAGTGCCGCAAGTGCGTCGTCGAGATGCTTCTCCGCCGCCGTCGGCTGGACCGTGCCCAGCTTGTCGATCGGCAGCATCGCGCCCTGCATGAACAGCTGATCGCCGCCCGGCAGCGGGGGCTTGTTCTCGCGGGCGCGGATCTCGTTCGGGGTGCTGAGGGCGTTCGTGACCTCAGCGCGGTAAAGCTCGGCGCGGCCCTTGCTGTCGGCCCGCATCAGCCCTTCGACGTTGAACTCGGCGAAGAAGCGCCGCTGCTCGACCGGCGAAAGGCACTTGGTCCAAATCGCCTGCTCGGCCGCCTTCAGGTGAGAGCGCAGGGTGTAGGTCAGGAACCAGAGGTTCATCTGCTCGAGGCCGGTGCCCCAGGCCGTGGCCTTGTCCATGTGCCCGATCATCACCGGGAGCACGCCGAACCAGCGACAGACGACCTCGACGTTGAAGCCGCGGGTCTCAAGGAGCTGCGCGTCCTCGGGAGGCAGCGACAGGCTCTTGAAGTCCCATCCGCCTTCGAGCAACGGCACCTTGCCGGTGTTGCGGGCGCCCTCGAACTTCTCGACGTAGCTCCGAGCATCCTTGCGCTGTTCGGGCGTCAGGTAGGCCGGCGCAGTCAGCACACCGGACGGCCGCATCCCATTCTTGAAGATGCTGCCGGCCGCGCGCTCGGCGCCCATCGCCGTGCCGAGACTGTGCCGCCCGGCGGCGATCGCCGACATCCCCACTTGGCCGTCGAGCGAGAAACCCTTCAGGTGCAGAACCTGATCTTCGGACAGAACCTGCGTCAGCCCCTGATGGGTGTGCCGGTAGGTCAGCGTGCCGTCGATTTCTCGCGTGATCTGGACCCGATCCGGCCGCATCGGAATCAGCGCCACGACGCGGTCATTGGCGCCGCGCACGATTTCAGCGAAGCCGTTCCCCCAGAGCAACTTGCAGGCAAACAGCGCCTGCCAGAACTCCACCGCCGTCATCTCGGCGTTCGGCCGGTCGTGGAGCACCCGGTAAAGCGGATGCTCGGGCGCGACGCGGCTGCGACCCTGCCCGTCACGCTCATAGAGCGGCAGCGGCAACGTCGCGATCGTCTGGGACACGAGGCGCGCACACGCCCAGACGGCGTCGAGCGTCAGCGCCGTCTCTACCGTGACGGTTTCGCCAGCGTGGCTCGACTCGCCGGCCAGCCATGAAACGAGCGCCCGATCGGTCAGACCCAAGCCGCGGGCGACCGTCAGCGCCGCCTTGCGGAAAAGGCCCATGCGCAGTCCTGTGGTTCGGTCAGCCGAAGAGGGGGTCAGCCAGGAAGCCGGCGAGGTTGGCGTTGGCCGGCGGCTCGGGGTTCGCCGTCATCAGCGCCGCGGCGTTGAATAGGGCCATCGCCACGTCGATCTTGGCGTCGCCCGCGTTCTGCTTCGTCGCTCGGATCGCGGTCGCGGTCGGCTCGATCTTCAGGTTCGTGACACACCACGCGGTGAGGCCGGACCCCGAGTGCCGCAGCGTGGCGGAGGCCAGCTTCCGCTCTGCGGTCTTGATCGCGTTCATCAGGCCGTAGCCTTGGCTCACGCCGATCAGGAGCTTGGCCTCCTGCGTCACATCGATCTCCGCGAAGGCCTCGATCAGTTCGCCCAGGCCCGCCGGATCCACGCCGACCCGGGCGAGCAGGCCCGCATCTTTCACGCGCTCGACGATGTCGACGATGGCCTCGATGTCCTTCAGTTGGTCGTCGACGATAGTCAGTTCGCCCGCGGCCTCGAACTCACGCAGCTTGACCGCGATGCTCTTGCGCCGCGTCAGCACGCCGTCGTGGCACCAAGCGTGGGTCCACGCGAGCCAATCACGGGTGACGCGGTCCCGGCCGAGCACGCACAGCCCGAACAGATCGTCGAGGCCGCCGCCGTCGATGCCGATGCAGACGACCTCCGAGCGCTCCAGCAGCGCGTCGAGCGTCAGCGTCGTGTCGATACCGCGGCCCCAGAACTCGGCGCCGGGCCAGTTGCCGCCCAGGCCCATGCCGATCTGCACATTGAAGTGCTGCGAGGCCAGCAGCGCGAGGGCGTCGCCGCCTTCCTGTTCCGCCTTCAGCAGTTGGTTGGCGAGAAAGGTCTCGTCGACCGACCGGCCCATGTTCGGGTTGACCAGCGGCCAGAGCCTCCGCTCCTTCCATCCGCCGTCGGCGACGAGCCGCACCGGCAGCTCGTAGAGAACCGGCAGCAGCGGAAGATGCATCTCGCCGTCCCGCACCCTACGGGCCGTCTCCAACTCCTGCTTGAACACCCCGGAGGGCGTGTCCTTCGACTGCGTGGTGACTTGGATCAGGAAGCCGTCAGGACGGGCTGCTAGGGCACCCCGCACCTCCACGAAGACGTCGGCCGCCCGCGGCTTCTTCGCGAACACATGCGTCTCGTCGATGAGCGTGTAGGTCGCCTTCGACCCGGTGATGACGTCGGTGTCGGCCGCCTTGATCTGGAGCGAGGCGCCGCTGTTTCGGTGAGTGATCGTGCGGACGTGGTGCTGGCCGTGGAACAGCTTCGCCAGTTCCGCATCAGCCTGGATGATGCCCCACGCCTGCTTGTAGGCGATGTTGGCGATTTCCTTGGTCGGGGCGACGAGCAGCGCCTCGGCTAGGGGCCTTCGGTTGACGATCAGCACCGTGACCATGATGGCTGCGGCGCCCGACGACTTCGAATTCTTCTTCGGGACGAGCCAGAAGAACTCCTGGATCATCCGCCGATTGGTCTCCGGATCGTAAGACCCGAAGATGGCCCGGACGATCGGCAGCAGCCACTCGGTGCCGCTCTCAGCCATGGTCGGCTTGCCGATCACGTCCGGGATGCGCAGCCGGTTGAAGATGCGCTCGGCCCGCGCCGCCTCGGCCTCGAATAAGGGCAGGTCCGGCACCAGCGTCCGGCCCTCTTGGATCCGGGCCTCCCAATCCGGACAGGCAGTGCTCCAGTCCGCCATCAGTTCGGACGCGCCGCCGGGCCGGCGAGATCATCGCCCCAATCCGAGCCAAGCCCCGCCGACTTTGCATCCTCTACCGCCGCGGCCTTCTTCCCGGCCGGTGCGTGCGCCTCCGCCAGCGTCTTGGTCGCCAGGGCGAGGTTCTTCAGCACCATGGCCCGATCGCTGAGGCTCAGCGCCTTCTGCAGGCTGGCGCGCTGCTTTGCGTTGCTCTCTCCCGTGAGCGCCTGATCAATCAGGGCCTCCAGATCGCCGCGGCGGGACGTAATGGTCTCAAGCTCGTCGACCATGCGCATGGCCACGCGGCGCGCTCGCTCAACGATGTCCGGTGTCTGCGCGGGCTCGTCAGGAGCCATCTCGCGCAGCCGCTCGACGATCGGCGCCACGAGGGCATCCAAGGGCTGCGGAGCCTGCGGAGCGGCTGCGGAGGTTTCCTGCCCCGGTCGAAGCCAGACGCCAGCCTTCGCGCGCAACCTGATTGCCTTCTCGTCGCAGTTGTACCAGCGGGCCAACTCTCTGACAGGCAACGAGGTTTTCTTGTAATCCCGCTCGATCGCAGTCCAGTCGATCGGCTTTTTGGTCTTGCCCATCGTCACGCTGTCCGCAGCACTCCGCGGCCCTCGAATTCACCCACCGGGAAAAAATCTGCGAATGGGACCCTGTGCGGTAGCGGCCCCCTGCCGCCCCGACTTTGACCCGCCCCCTCCCGTCCTGCCGATCGGCGGGTCAGGCCTCGGGCGGGACGCCCACCTCGACCATGATGGGAGGGTGCGCGGTGCCGAGGATCCGCACATGGATCGGGGCGCCGGCCACGAGGGCAGCAAGCTCCTCGGCAGTCGGCAGCCAAGCAGTCGTCATGGCGGGCGTCTGGGGTCCACCTACCGTGCAGGTGATGACCTCGTCGCGGATGGGGAGGCCGAGGTAGCCCTGGCTCTTGCCGAGCACCCGTGTGCAGCCTTCGACGCGTCCAATCTGCATGGGTCAGGCTGCCTCAGCCGCAGCGGCAGGCTGCCCGACCACCCTCAGGTCGGCGCCGCCGTCAAGGATCATGCACCTGGGCCGGACCGGCCAATCGCTGAAGGCGCGGCCGACCATCTTGGCCATATGCTCTCGCGCATCTCGGGTCAGGTAGCTCGGCACTGTGAGCACCAACACGTCGCCCGCCTCGGGGCGCAAGCGGCGCACCTGAAGCGCCATCTGTTCGTCGGCCCCGCGAAGCCGGTCGGCAGCAGCCGACATGAGCGCCGCGGCCGAGTGGTCGTTCTCGGCAGTCAGGCGCTCGGCCTCGCGGCTCATGAGGGTCAGCAACTCGCTGTCGGTCATCGCGCCATCCTCGCCGCCCGGGCCCGCGCTGTCTTCTCGCTGTGGTGCTTCGCGCAGAGCGCCTGCCCGTTGGCCGGGTCGAGCGGAGCGCCACCGTCCCGACGCTCGACGATGTGGTCAGCGTAGAGCCTGACACCGCCGCGGCGCCCGTGGGCGGTGCAGCCCGGGGCCTGACACTTCCACCCAGCGCGCTTGAGCACCTCTTGGCGCCATGCCTTGTGCTCGGGGGTGAGCAGTTCGGGATCGGCCTGTTTCGGAGCCGGACGGGCCGTGCGCGTGTCCAGGGTGCCGAGGCGGGGCGAGAGGGTCGCGAGGCGGGCCATGCTCTACAGTCTCCGTCCGCCGTGCTCCCCGACCACCCGTATAGGATTCGTCCCCAGGGTCCCCGGCTGCAAGGCAGCGACCGCGCAGCAGCAGATTTTCCCTTGTCGCCCGCTGGATGCGTTACGGTGCATCTCAGCCCGCCAAAACTGTCGAGCGAAAAGGAGGGCACACCATGCGATTTGAATGCGACCCAGACGGCGCATGGATTGTCGATCCGGCATCCCTTGCCAGTAAGCTCGGAATGACAGCGGCCAATCTTCAGAGCCAGGAGCGTCGCGGGTTGGTCGGCAGCCGTGTCGAGATCGGCAGCGGCTCCGATGAAGGCCGCGCTCGTGTGACGGTTACGACCGAATATTCCGGCTGGCAGGGGCTTTTCGATGCGGCTGGCGCTCTCATTGGCGAGCGCTTTTTCGAGCCAGCAAGTACCGATGTTGCCGCGTCGACCGGCCGGAGTGGCAGACATTAG